TTGGGATTGTCTTACAATGGTCTTTTTACCTTTTATTGGGTCTTCCTTGTGTTGGGTTTTCTTCCTTTTCTTGTTAATTGTATAATTCTTGTCTTTTTTCCTTTTTTAGAGATAAAAAACAATAAATTCCTTTTTCCTATAAATACCAAGTCTGGATGAGGCTCACAATCACGCTGAGCAGGAATCGTTCCATTACTAGCCCCCCACTATGACCGATGTCGTCCCCGCCGTACCTTACAAAAAATAGGGGTCCCAAAATTAAGAGGCCCCCCTATGGGGACCCCCTTTTCGCCTTACCACCCTATTTTTTGGAAATTTTTTACAAATCGTCTAGCAGCAGGGGCTGTGCAAACTGTGATACGTAAATGTTACCCAGATTTTCCTTTTTATTCCAGCCTTCCATCCCGCCTACTTCATCCTGTGCGCCTTCCTTAACTATTCGGTCTATTACTTCCTGCACTGTGCACCCTGTGGCATCCGCTTCGCGGACTACTTCGTTACAGACCCACAGGATAGCGTAGTTTATGAGGTCAACGGGTTTTTGTAGGATTCCTTCGCTTGTTCCTGTTCCGAACGACAGGGGCATCGGGTTGTTTGTCGCTTTTAGCATCGTCGTTACCTGCTTCAGCATGTGGCTCATGCACACTTGGGTTGGGGTCAGTTCCTGGTAATTCGCCTGTGTGCGAAAGTTCCAGAGTTTGTCGTCCGTCAGGGCGTAGTGTGCATTTTTCTGGATCAGTGCAGACGAGGCTCTGTTCAGAAACAGGGTCGCTATTTGGTTCGCTTGTGATGATGTCATTTTTTGCACTTTTTTCCATCTCCTTCCATTCTCCACACCAGTCGTGTTTTTGTACATGTACATTTGCGGGGTACCTGTGGCACCGTCCATAGGGGCCTGTGATAACACTGAATCTGCATGTTTCGCATACCTTATCCATATCGTGTCCTCCTAAGACTGAGATTATTTTGGGGCTTTTGGGGTTACGTTAAACTTTGGGACGTCTACGGGCCCCATGTACTCTACACCCCCATATTTTGCGTCTACATAAACCCGCACTGTGCTGTCATTTATAGACTTCACTGTACCTGTGCATGTTACAGGAGCGTGCTTGAGAAATGGGCACCTCTCTGCAAGGTCAAAACTTACGGTTACTCGGTCTCCTACCTTTAACATCAGTACTCCTCCTCTTCGTCTTCTGGGTTATAGAGTGCAGCCCGTACGAGTGCAGCGTTGTACTCGTCAACGGCTTTTCGGTAAAGTGAATCACTTGTGTAACGGTTCAGACTGGGGACACAGGTTACCGGGGGCGTCTCGCCCTCATCGAGAAGGTCGAGGACAGCCTGTGGGTCTTTTATGTCGCACCATGTAAGAAAAATGCCTGCCTTCTCGCCTCTGTAATTGCAGTAAACTGGGGGCTTTGGGTCAACTGCGCTTCTGACGTCTAGGTATGCTAGCCATAGGTCGGGTACTTTTTCCGGCATACGGGTGTACCAAGGCTCTGGAACGTAGCCTGTGCGTGTGTATGTAATGTCGCAGATTGGCATTCCGTAGAATCCCTCCTTTCCGTTCATGGTTATATTATATCGCAAGAAAGTTACGTTGACAAGAAGATTTATTTTAATCCTTGCCATCGCGCTATTTAGCGTGTATAATTAGAACAGGGGTGGTATTAAGTGGAAATACGGGTACATTTTCAAAAAGACCTGAAAGTTTCGTTAGGTTTTAAGAGGGCTGACCAAGTTAAAGGGGCTAAGACTGCTATCAATTTCTCCTACTTTTCTCCCGGCTCACCGTCTACTCCTGTGGGACTCCATTATGCTGATGGACAGTTTTTTGGGCAGCAGAAAGGGCATCAATGGCACTTTTTTACATTAGCGGGGAAAGACGGTAAAGTGTATTGTGAGCATATGCCCTTCGGGGTGCCGGCGTATAATACGCCTGACTGGGCGTTAGCAGGAGGACCGTTGCTCGTGCTTAACGGTAAGAAGGTTAACATCGCAGCGGATGAGTGGAACAAGGGCGGGGCGGATGTGCTGTCTAGGAGAGCAAGGGTGGCTGTGGGCCTTAAAGACCCTTGGGCGTACCTTGTGTACGTTAAGGAGGGGGAAATGTCATGCCCTGAGTTGGCGGACTTTTTCGTGAGGATAGGCTGTGACCAAGCCATCGCAGGAGACGGTGGCGGGTCTGCTAGTATGGTGTTTGATAAGTTTAAGGTGGCACGTAGACAGGTGCCCTCGGTGATATATGCTACTGCGCCTGCGCTGTATAAGGTAGGGATAGACGCAGGACCTGGTGGGGTAGACCCCGGAGCGGTTGCTGGTAATGTTAAGGAGAAGGACCTAAATCTTAAAATATCTGCCAGTATGATACAGTTCATGGCGGGGCTTACGAAAGCTGCGCCTGTGCCATTGTACTTGTCAGATGTAGATACACCCCTAGCGGCTATCTGTGACTTGGCTAATAAGACCAAGTGTGACGTGTTTGTAAGCCATCACAATAATGCGTCGGGGTCTCCGAGACCGGGGACGGGCAGGGAGTACTACACTGTGAGCGCTAACGGTAAGAGGCTTGCACAGTCTATTGAGAAGTATATGGCTGTGGCGAGTCCGCTAAGGTTTAGAGGGTTTAAGTCTGAGAGATTTAAGGTTTTGGTAGACACTGCCATGCCTGCAGTGTTAATTGAGCATAGCTTCGTAGATAACGTACAGGACATGCAGATAATTGGCGACCCGATGTACTTAGGGGCTATAGGGTTGGCCTGTGCGCTTGGTGTGGAGGACTATTTTAAGTAAAAGGAGCGTGTGTGATGCCAAGGAGAAAAAGCACTAAACATATAGAAGCCTTGCCTGTGCTGACCCCACCTGAGGGTCCTCCACAGGAGAGTATAAAGGCTGTGGAGAAACCTAAAGCTCCTGAGAGGCAACCGTTGGTGCCTGATACAGACTTTGTTGACTTCCCAGCGGAGAACCTATCAGATTCGCAGAAGGCGTTTTTGATAGGGTTTTTAATGTGGGGGACACAGACTAGGGCGTGTGTGGAAACCCAGATTTCTCCATTTACGGTGGAGAAATGGAAAAAAGAGAGCAAGGACTTCCTCACAGCGTATAAACTTGTTGAGGAAGCGATAGGGGACATCATAGAAGATAGGGCTATCCAGATGGCAATGAGCGGGAACGACAAGATATTGTCTAAATTGTTGTCTGGGTTTAAGCCACAGAAGTACGGTAAAAAGGTTGAGGTTGGTGGGCCTGCAGGAGAGGCTATAAACACATTTGCAGACTTAGCGAGGAGGTATTTCGATGCCAGTGAAAGCAACGACAGTTATAGGGAAAGTGAAGAAGAAAGTAAGGACCCCGCTTAAATATAGTGATATTTTGGATATGCTGGGAGATTCTGAGGAGAACATAAGAGCAGCGTTGACTGACTACTACGAGTCTCCGAAAGGGCAGCAGGAGATATTAAACAGTCCACAGAAGGGTAAGTCTGTGGAGGAAGTGGTTGAGGACCTTATGAAAGAAGTGCGTGAACTGAAGGGGAAGAACCGATGAGTTGGGCGAGCGAGGCTAATAAAACGGTCGTTGTCGACATAGACGGTGTGCTTGTGTATTGGGACCGTAATGCGCCAGACCATATAAAAGGGGAGGTACACCAAGCGAAGGAGTCTCTTATGAGGTTGCGCAGGATGGGGCTTATAATACACTTGTACACTTCCAGACCTGTGGAGGAGAAGGAGTCATTGTCAAGGGCTTTGCGTGAGAGAGGGTTTGTGTTTGACTTCCTGACCTGTGGTAAGCCTACTGGGTTTGCTTATATTGATGACAGGGCTATTAAATTTGTCGATTGGAGCAACACCCTTAGATGGGTTAATACAATGCGGCGTGAGCCATTTTATGAGGAGGGTATGTAATGCTAGACCTCCCTCCAGATGTTGTAAAATATTACAAGGCTATGAGAAAAGACCCTGAGCGGTTCGCTAGGGACATATTAGGTATTGCACCTTGGAGCAAACAGGTGGAGATAATGAGGTCTGTGCTGGAGAACCGTAAGACTACTGTGAGGTCTTGTAACGCTGCGGGTAAGACTGCCACAGCAGCTATGATAATGAACTGGTTTTTGCCTACGTTCCCTGATAGTGTAGTAATAACCACAGCGCCTACGTGGAGGCAGGTTGAACACATATTATGGTCTGAGGCACGTAAGCAGTACAACAGGGCTAAAATACCGCTTGGTGGTAATTTCTTGACTACTTCATGGACGATGGGTCCGGGGTGGTATGCACTAGGCTTATCAACTAAGGAGCCAGACCGTTTTCAAGGGCACCACGCAGCACATATCTTAGGTATAGTTGATGAAGCGTCCGGTGTTGACCCTCTGATATTTGAAGGGTTACTGTCCTGTCTGACATCCGATGAAGCACGACTCTTATATATCGGTAACCCGATGACGCCTTCTGGTGTGTTCTATGACTCCTTCCAAGACCCTACATTTAATAAGATACATATATCTGCTTACGACACACCAAACTTAAAGGAAGGGCGTATTGTATATCCTGCACTTATATCACAGGCGTGGATAGAGGACCTTAAGGCGAGGCTTGGGCCAGACTATGAGCTGTCTCCTGAGTACCAAGTGCGTGTGATGGGCGAGTTCCCAACGTATGCAGAGAATACGGTTATCCCTGTGGACTGGGTGCTCCTCGCCATAGATCGAGAAGTTGAGGACGACCGAAGCACCTGTGCAGTTGGTATAGACCCTGCCCGTTTTGGGGACGATGAGACTGTTATTGCTGTGAGATATGGGCAGCGTATCGAGCCGTTAAAGATAATGCGTAGACAGGACACTGTTGCTGTGGCAAAATTTGCTAAAAGTGTAATTGATGAGGTGCACCCCCAAGTTGTGGCTATTGATGGCACAGGAGGTCTTGGTGCAGCGATAGCGGACACCCTGCGTAGCTGGGGCTATGATAACATCGTAGACATGGCTGTGAACGGTAAAGCGGCAAGAGATGACAGGTTTTACAATAAAAGGGCGGAGCTGTGGTGGAATTTACGTGAGCAGTTTAGGACGCATGACATTTCCATACCTGATGATGATGTGCTGAAGAGCCAGCTCAGCTACCCTCGGTATAAGTTTGACAGTAAGGGTAGGTACCAGATAGAGCCTAAGTCAGAGATGAAATCACGAGGTTTGGCGTCTCCTGATAGAGCTGAGGCTGTAATGTTGGCGAGTTGCGCTGTGGGGCCGTTTCCAAGTTTTGTAATACCAGAGTATAAGAGAGCGGAGCCGTATAAACCAGGAACACTGGGTTGGATATTGGACAATTTTGTTAACAAGAAGAAGGAGGAAACGCCTTGGATATGTTAATATTGTTAATAGGAGGAACACTTGTTCTCCTAGGTGTTGCATTAGGTGCATGGGGTGTGCTGGTAGTGCAGCGTTGGACACTTAACCATTCGGTTAACCAGACGCTTGCTAGGACTGAGCCCCTTGTAGCTAATGAGGTGAAAGAATGGCGTGGCGAGCAGTCAGTAGAGTCATTGATAGCGTCAGGCGAGGCTATGATACGTGAGCCCAAAGGCAGGCGTGAGTAGGGAAAGGGGGGTTTGTCGGAGATGCTTGAATTAAACAAAATCTACAACATGGATTGTTTAGAAGGAATGAAACGGATACCGGACAAAAGCATCGATATGATTCTGTGCGATTTGCCGTATGGTACGACCGCTTGCAAGTGGGATACGATAATTCCTTTTGAACCGTTGTGGGAACAGTATGAGAGAATTATAAAAGACAATGGAGCTATTGTATTGACTGCTAGTCAGCCTTTTACGAGTGCATTGGTAATGAGTAATCCGAAAATGTTTCGCTATCAATGGTATTGGATCAAAAACAGACCAACAGGATTCGCTAATGCAAAAAAACAGCCTTTGAGAAACGTGGAGGATATAGTTGTTTTTTATAAAAAAATTCCAACATATAATCCTCAAGGTCTTATAGAGATAAACAGAACTGAAAGGAACAGTAAGTCGGTAGGCGGAGAAACATTGAGAAGTAACATAAAAGATAGTTCTGGAAAGGGTTCCCTGAGAACAAGTGGCCGTTCTTACGTTCAGAAATACACTAATTATCCTCGTCAAGCGTTGTATATTAATAGTGAAAGCAAGATAGTACACCCCACACAAAAACCAGTAGCATTATTTGAATACCTAATCAAAACCTACACAAAGGAGGGCGAAACGGTACTTGATAACTGTATGGGAAGTGGAACAACCGCAATCGCCTGTATCAACACCGGGCGCAACTACATAGGTTTTGAAATCGATCCAGACTATTACGAGGCGGCACTGGAGCGCATAAGAATACATATGCAGCAACAAACAATATTTGAACTACTCAAAGGAGGTCAACCATGAACCGTTTTAAATGCCCCGCCTGCGGCGGGAGGAAAAGGGGGCATGAAAAATGCCAGATGAGGTTAAAATACAGACGTTAACTAGTATGCTTGAGGACGATCCTGTGAAGGCTATACAGGCTATGATTAAGTCTAGCGAAAATGCTTTGTCAGAGCGTCAGTCAACATGGGACAGGTATTGGCGTAAATACAGGCGTGGGTTGAAATATCAACCAACAAGTGATACTACACAGACCCCGCTGTTCTTCGTTAACTATATTTTTACAGTTGTGGAAACAAGTAGGGTATACCTGACTCGGTCTCTGCCGTCTATTGTGGCTACCCCTGTGGAAATATCAGATGACATGGCTGCTGAGATTGCTACTACAATTTTAAGGCACGAGATGACACGAGCGAGGGTATTAGACGCTGCTAAGAGAGCACTCCAACATGCATTTATCACAGGTGTAGGGTGGTTTAAGGCGTATTATGACAAGGAAGCGGGCAACCATGGTAAAGGGGCTATAGTGATAGATGTTGTGCCTCCTGAAGATATACTAATAGACCCGCTTGCCACTAGTCAGCACGACGCTAGATGGATAATACACCGCAAGCGTAATGTACCGTACGAGGACGTTATGGACTTGCTAGATGGTAAAGACCTTCCTGCAGGTACTGAGACTCCGCTTAGACCATCAGGAGAAGTGCACGACACACCGGGGGCTGTGGTTACACGGTATGAGGCGTGGATTCGTGAGAAAAACGGTTGGCACGTCTACCAGTTAGTGGAAAATGTGTTAGTTAAAGACTTTAAGTCTCCCTATACCAAGCATAATAAAACGCCATTCGTACCCCTGTTCGACATGGTAGACGATAGGGCTGACAATTTTTACAAGATTGGGATAGGAGAGATTGAAGAGATTGAAGCACAGCAGGACAAGATTGACGCACTAGATTGGTTAATTTATGCAAATATACGTAATACTGTAAACCGCCAGCGTCTAGTAGATGTGTCCAAAGGGATAAGCCCTGACCAAGTCGATAATACACCGGGGCGTGTGTACGGAGTCATGGGAGACCCAAGAAACGCTATGATATGGGACCAACCTGCGTCCCTATCACAGGACGTGTTTGCTTATCGGTTCCAAGCGGAGCAGTATATACAAAGCGTATCTGGCATCTTCGAGGTTACGCAGGGCAAGAGGCCTGTGGGTATCGTGGCTGCGAGGGCTATTGAGCGGTTACAGGAGGCTGCTGCTACAAGACTCTATGACAAACAGCTGTCCCTGTGCTCTGCTTTGAGAGATGTAGCTGAGCTATGCTTATACAATATCTTCCAGTTTTATGACTCAGATAGGATAGTCCGTACAGCGGATAATCACTTGTTACGCATAACTGGTAAATATCCAGATGAGTTATCCATACCAAAAGACGCCTCAGACGAAGAGAAAATGGCTATTGAGATGCAACGGATACAGTGGAAAGAGCAGAGCGGGTACAATATCGTACTTGAAGATATTGACCTAGACTATGACATTGAGGTTGACGCTGAGTCTAGCTTGCCAAGCTCTAAACGTGATAGAGCACAACAGGCTGGCGAGTTGTTCCGACTTAAGGCTATTGACAGGCGTGCATTACTTGAGGCTGCTGACTGGCCCAACCGTAATGAGATACTTGCTCGTATGGGTGATGGGTCTATTGCAGATACTGAGGCACAGCAGGCTGGTGCAGAGCAGCTGATACAGGCTATTATCCAGCAAATGATGCAGCAGGGCCAGCAGATAATGCCTGAGAACCAGATAATGCCAGAATTGTATTAAATCTTGTTGCATTATGTGCAGATAGGTGTATTATTATACTTAAGGGAGACGTACATCCCTAAATGTACGGGAAAGGGGAATTTACAATGATACCCGAAGAAAAGTATGACCTGTTTAGTCCTGATGAACCTGAAGAAAAGCAGGTAATTGAGACGACAGGGGAGGAGGCTCCTGAACCCACGTCTGAGCAGGAAGCCCCGGCAGATAAAACTGCGAACGAGCCTGATAAAGAGCAGGAACAGACGGATGCTGAAGAACAAGAGGAAACAGAAGAAAAGCCTAAGAAGAACGAGTGGACTAAAGAAGCCGTAGAGCGGACGATCGAGAAGCGACTACAACGTGACCGTAGAGTTCGTGAACGGGAGTTCTCTGAAGCTGCTGGTGTGCCAATGACACATGAGGACGCAAAAAAGGCGTCCGCACTGTGGGGGTTTTTAATACAGCACCCCGAAATAAACGAGGCACTGGGGCAGCTTGTGGAACAAGGTATGGCTAGCGGACGTATACGTGTGAACCAGCAGGCGGAGCCTTCGCCCATTGAGGAGAGACAAAAGGCCCTTGACCTAAAAGAGGCTGTGCTTGACCTACGGGCGTCAGATAGCGTCTTTAGGGCTAATGAAGCGAATATCATGGAGTGGGCGGAGATTAACGACTATGAGATTGACGACCCAAAGTCTTTGAGGCTAGCGTATCTCGCTTGGAAAGGCGAGAACGCAGGCCTTGTAAGTGCCAAGACTGCAGCAGAGAAAGCGGAACGTGAGGCTGCTGCGCAGAAGGCCAAAGAGGACGCACAGTTACTACCCGGCAGAGGTGTGCGGTCTAGGAAGTCTATTGACTATAAGACCGCATCCGTTGAAGAGATTCTGAAGGCTGAGGGGCTTTCGCTGTTTACTAAAGAGCCTAAGTAACCAGAGGTCCCTCCAAGCCTAAGAGATAATATTAGGAGGGACATAAAATGTCTTTGAACTATGACGCAATTGACGCACTGACTCGGAAGAAATATATTCCGAAGTTAGTTGATGAATTTTTCAAATCCACCCCTCTATTGGTAAAATTGAGGGAAAAATCACAGGGTTACAATGGCGGCCCTAAGATAGTACAGCCATTGATATATGGCGAGCTAGCCCATGGTAAATCCTACACTTTCTATGACACACTGCAGTATGACCAGAACGTTCCAATCTCCGCTGCTGAGTTCGAGCCCAAGAACTTGGTACAGCCCTTTATAATCTCAAGGGATGAGGAACGGAGAAACAGCGGTTCTGACACACAGGTTATCTCCTTAATAGAATCCAAAATGGAGATAGCCAAGAAGAGTTTGACTAAGATGTTTGCAACCCAGCTATATAGCGATGGTACCGGGAACAGCGGAAAGGACCTTACAGGTCTTAAGATTGCAGTTTCAGACGCTGGTGTATACGGCGGAATTGACCGTAGCACGTACACTTGGTGGAGGAGCAGGGTTGACCATAATAATGGTACTCCACGTGCCCTTACGCTTGATATGATGCTGAAGATGGTAATCAACATCAGTGAGGGAGCAGACAGACCAAACCTTATCGTGTGCTC